GGAGTTGAGCAGGCCGCGCCGGTTGGCCACCTTCAGGCCTTCGGTCGCCGCCATCCGGTTGAGCGCCGAATCCTTCGATATCAGCGACGTGACCTGATTGGCCATCGAGTCATCGACGGTCGGCAGGGAGTTGATGATCTTGCTTGGATCGTAAGCGGCCAGCCCGGTCGGCATGTTAGTTACCTCGCTGCCCAGTAGGCGTTGGCGGTTGCCATGATCGTCGCCACGTCAGCCGCCGAGACAGGCTCACGCCCCATCTGGACCAGATGCTCGTTCACATCCCTGAAGGTGGCCGCGGCATTGCCGCCCTTGGTGAGCATGACGCGGTGGTTGTTCTGGGACAATTCATTGTCGCCATCCGCAATCACCAGCTTGAGAAGGACACCGACATTGCCTCGATCATCGATCTGGATGCTGCCAATGTTTGTCTTTTGTGTAAGAGCCATTTCAAACCTCATACAAAGTAGGTGCCACTGACGAGGATGGTATTGCTTCCGCTAACATCTAAATCAACCGCACCACTATTTCCTGTAGTATTAATCATAGAATAGAAATCTATATAGGTTTGGAGTTGTGGTATCCGTGCAAAAACAACACTGTCGGCCTGAAGGACTATGTTTATTGCATGCATTGCTACAGCAACATTTGAGTGATTCCCTTCGGCAAACGGCAATCCACCTACCTGCATTGAGCCAGTGCCGGTGTGAGCGGTCCACCCTACGGCGATGGTGAAATGAACAGCCCTGCCGACCCTCGTATAGCGGCCATATCGATTGGCGGTGTACGTCGGTGTTCCGCCAGTCAGGTTGCCGTAAATGGTCGGTGAGAAAAATCCCTCTTCGTATTCGTCCAGCGTGTTGACATCCGCCGATCCGGCGAACGTTGACGGGAACTTGAGGTTTACAACCGCCAGCGTGCCGCCAGTCATCGTCAGGGTGTCGGTCGCGTGGGTCAGCGTGACGTCGCTGTTGGCGAAGTTGATGACGCCACCGGACGCCATATGAAGTGAAGTCCATTGCAACGACGTGGTGCCAAGTGTCGCTCCATTGTCGACGTCCGGTAGCACGGCGGTGCCAGCGACAACGTTGGTGCCTGCTGTCACCGTAGTGGTCGCGGCGACCGTGGTTCCAGCAACCGGCCCGGATGCCCCAGCGATGGTGCCTGCCGCCACCACGTTGCCAGACTTGTCGACGGTGAATTTTGGAACGGTGTTGACGCGCAGATCGAGCAGCTTTGAATCGGCAGCGGAATTACCGTCAGTGACATCCATCTTGATGGCGCTATAGGTCGTGCCGATTGCGTTCCAGAGCGCCGTCAGGGCATTGATATACATATTCGGCATCGCCCTACCTCATCATTCTGCGGCGCGAGAAATTGTAGGTCTGACTGGAAATCGTATGCTGCCGCGCCACCGCCGAGTTGTGGACCAGCGTGGCCGCGATGTTCGGGCCGATACCTTGCAGGTGGTATTCCAGCCGCGCCTCTACTGGAGTCCAGTCGACAAAGGGAAAGCAATTGGTCGAGATAATCGCCGAGCCAGCCTCGACGGGAACTTGTGTTTCAGCACCGCCCAGCCCGCGCGCGTAGTCGACGTCGAAAGCCACCCCGATGGTGATCGGATCGGGCGTCGACAGTTCGAACGTCGCCTTCATCCAGCGGGTGTGCTGGCTGGGTGAGCCTGCCGAATTGAAAGGCAGCCGGATGTAAGACTCGATCTCCGCGCCGTCATACGACGTGCCGCGGTTCATTTCGTAGACGAAACCGTCCTGCGCGCCGACAAACAGCCGCTCGCCGCGGCCTTGCTCGACCTCGCCATTGCAGGCGCAGAAGACCTGCATGCTGACCTTGAACGGCATGGTTTCGGGATGCTTCCTGCCGACGTAGACGGTGATCCCGGTGGTGTCGGACCAGAACAGCCGGTACTGGTCCTTGCCCTTGATGCGCTGCGAGGCAACGACGCTGACGCCGCTGTCGCGCTTCTGGCGGATCAGCGTCTCGATGGGCGCGGTGACCGACCCCATCCGCCAGTCGCCAAACGCCGCCGTGGCCGACAGCTTCCTGACGCCACCGTCATCCAAGAACATTGGCTCGTCCATCATCTGGATCGAGTATGGCTGCGCCCCGGAAGCGTCGGTCAGCGGGTTGACGATGAAGGTGTCGGCGTTATCGCCGGTCATGTACTCGCAGCGATTGGAGGCGAAGATCACCAGTGAGGTGCTGGCCGCTTCCAGCAACCCGGTGATCGGCTGGCCAAACGAAATCTCGCCCGCGCCCGTGCCGGTGTTGTACTCCAGCGGCTCGCCGAGCGAGGAGAACAGGATGGTGCCGGACGTGTAGCCGAGGAACAGATGGTTCTTGTACTGGGCGATGAAGGCAGGCGAGTCGAACTGCGCCGAGACGATGATCTGGTATTCCGGGACGACCGGAGAGACGACCGCTGGCGTGTAGATCGGCGACTCCGTGGTGTGCGGGGCGACACTGACCGGCGAATAGACACCGACGACAGCCGGGTTTAACCCGGCGGAAATGCCGGTCTGGATCGGGGCCAGCACCTCGCCGTCCCATTCGAAGGCGGTGTTGACGCCGTTGACGAAATACATCCGCTCGCGGGAAGCAGCGCCATAGAAGTTATGGTTGATGAACTCGTAGCGGCCACCGGCAAACAGGGTGATCGTGGCTGGCACCGAGGCTGCAAGAGCCTCGCCGCCGGACGGGCTGGTGATTGTCTCGCCGGGAACGAAGGTGCCGGTGATGCTGGACAAAATCAGGAAGCCGGACGCCGTATTGCCGGGTGGTGCGGCATAATCACCTCCCCGCGTGACGATCCGGTCGATGATGGCGTTGGCCGTCGCGCCCTCGATGTATTCGCCGACCGTGAACTGTGCCTCACCACTGGAGAACTCCAGTATCTGGCCAAACACCATCTGCTGCCAGCCGCTGGACGACGAGCGGAACATGGCTGCGTTGCTACCGTCCTGATCGCGGAAGGCGTAGATCGCGCCTTGAAACACCCAGACGCCGCGCACCGGGCCGGTGCCGGGAGGTGCCTGAATGGCCCCGCGCAGCGCTGTAATCTCGATAGGATCGGTGGATTCCGATGGCCGGGTCCGACCGTCGAAGCGCTCGTAGCCGCCCATCGAGGTGTAGCCGGAAACGTCCGGCTCGTAGTTGATCGCCGAAATCGCCTTGCCGGGTGGCATGGAAATCGGCGGCGTGACGAGGTCCAGACCGCCTGCCATCATCGAGGTTTGGACCTGCTGTGCCATCAGGCCAACGGCGCTCCCCACTTGACCTTGGGCAACTGCTGGTTCTCCAGCATCGAGAAGTTTGGAATCATCCGCAGCCGGGTGACCGGGATGCGTGGCCCCTCATCGAAGCCCTCGACGTAGATCAGGGCGGCGTCCTTGATGACCGTATGGAAATCGGTCGGCATTTCAGGGATGTCGCCGTCAGCAGCGAGATACTGGGCCGATTTCCGATACCTGCCGCGCAGCGTGTAGACGTCATCGGGCGGTGGCGAAATCACCATCCTGCCCTGATTGTCGATGCTGTAGGTCTGCGGCTTGCCGGGTGTCTGCGGCCCGCGCAGGTTGATGTTGGAGAAGTATTCCCAGTCGCGCCAGCGCAGCCAGCCCTCCTCTGCCGGTCCCACCGAGGTGAGATACATCGAGGTTCCGGCGTCGGCGCTGGTCTGCTTGAAGCCCCACTGCGAAAAGCGGTCGATGGCCAGCCCGGTGCCCTCGTCGCGGAAGTCGGTGGCTGCATAGCGGGAGGTGCCAATGACCGTCTCGCCGATGAACTCGCTTTGCAGCCAGCGCCACATCCGGTGGGCGTTCTGGATGTCGACATAGGCCTCGCGGACAAAGTCCACGATCTGCTTGAGACGATTGCTCTGGCCGGTCACCGCCGCCGGGAATGTCCCTTGGACGGTGCCGGTCTGCTGCGTCGTCATCTGGCAGAGTTCGAGGAAGGTCATGCGTACTCTTCCTCTTCCTCCAGAATATCCTCGCCGCGTGCTGCTGCGGCTTCCGCGGCCAGCCGTGCTGTTTCCAGTTCTTCGGCCAGCTTCTGCTCGCGAACCGAGAGCCTGCCCTCGATGTGGTAGACGGACACCGGGGTGTCGGGCACGTCGCGCCAGCCGATGATCTTTGAGTCCTCGTCGGTGATGGCGATCTTGGCCACCGCGTTCATGAGGGCATGGTAGAATTTGTAGTCGACCCAGCAGGTCGTGGCGCGCGGGATCAGGATGTTCAGGCCGTTGACCGAGCAGAACACCGGCTCCGAGCCACCCGGCTTTTCCTGCGGTTCGATGCGAAGCTGGACCATCCGCTTGCCGGGAGTATGCCGGACCCGCTTCGGCTCGACGCGCTTGATGACTGGCTCCTCTTGGCCGTCGTCAATCTCGATGAAGTCGGTCGGGAAGCCTGCCAGTCCCATCTTGGCGAGGATCGCCGGGACGCCCATGTTGGGCTTGACGTCCAACCCCATGTGGGCGGTGACGTGGTCGGCCAGCGCGGTGGCGCTGATCATTGAGGTGGGGATTTTACTGATTGCCATGTCTCGTTCCCTTTGATGGTGGGGAGCCAGCGCACTGGGAGGTTCCACCGGACTCCCCTGCCTGCTCCGCTATTCACGGCCCCCTCGCGGGAAACCTCTTCAGTCGTGCAGGCGTGAAACCGGGCGAGTTTCCCCGCCCGGAGGTTGATCAGACCGCCGCCGTGAACGGCGAGGTCAGAGCGCCAACAGTGACCAGCACGCCGCGCACCAGCCACAGGCCGGGTGCGATGTCGGCGAACTCGATCACCGTGCCGACACCGCCGCCTGTGGTGCTGCCGTTCATGGTGATGGTGTCGGTGTGGGTGTTTGCCGCGCCTAGCTGGTTGGCGGCGATCATGATCCCGGCACCTGCCGAAATCGTCATACCAATGACGCCCCCGGACATTTCGTCGGCAGCGACCGCCGTCCTGATGGTGGTGCTGCCAGCAACGAGGGTCTGGACGATCACCATCACCACCCCCTGACTGCCGGTGGAGATTGGCAGCACAGCAGCGATGCCCGCGCCCCGGTTGAACAGGTTGGTGCCGAATTGCAGGTTGGCGGTCGCCGAGGTGATGTTCTGCACGGGGTTGTTGCCGCCCTCGCGCAGGTATCGGGTCAGTTCCTGATTGTCGCCGCGAGCAATGGCTGCCCGTGCTGCGGCGGTATCTAGCTGTGAAGCGTAGGGCATTGCCGTTCCTCTCAGGTGTTTTCGCGGAAGGCTGCGAAACGGATCAACTGGCCGGTTGCCGACAGGGTTGAGCCGATGGTGAAGCCCTTGGAGTAGTTGGCGGCGGTGCCCTCGTAGCGGCTGATCGCAGCGTTACCGGCCAAGATCGGCGCGGCGGCTGCGGCAAACGCCACGTTGTGGACGAGGTTGGCCGGTGTGGTTGCGCCTGCCGTCGCATCGCCACCGGCTGCGACGGTGACACCGCCACTGGCAAGGTTGGTGACGACGATGTCTTCGGAGGCACTGAAGCTGCCGACCAGTGAGCCTTCCTCCAGCGACAGCCAGCCTGCTGCGGTGCCTGCCGCCCAGTTGCCAGCCGCTGTGATGAAGACTTCCCTGACGTTGGCCACGGCGCGCGAGGTGACGCCGCGGATCGAGTGGCCTGCCAGAACCTGCACCGTGCCGCCGCTGGTGAACGGCAGATACCAAGTGAGGAAGGCAGAGGTGACGAGCAGACCGTCGCTCTGGAAGACCTGAACGTAGGTCGGAACCCAGCCCAGTTCGATGTTGATGGCACCACCTGTGCCGATGACTGCACCAGTTTTAATTGCGGGTTTCATAGCGAATTTCCTTCGCTTGAGTGAGGTAGAAGCCGGACCAAACCGTCCGGCCCCCGTGATTCAGGGGCGCGATTAGAGCGCCGACACAGCCACTTCCAGCCGTGCCATCCAAGCTTGATTAAGTATTACTGCGGCGTGATAAGTTTTCCAGCCGATGTAACCGCGCTGCCCAAGTGGATCGTCCTTGGTTTTTTGACCAACAGGAATAATACTTGGAGAAACAGCGCCCTGTCCTCTTAGGGCAATAGTTGCCCAAGCGTCCTGACCGAAGTAAACAATCGGATATACATCAGCGCTAGTTCCGCCGGTGGATACCATCGTTCCCTTCGCGCCACCGGCATCGAGGAACGGATTGAGGTCAGGCGACAGCAGGTAGCGGACGTCTTCGACCGAACCGATTTCATAGTCGGAGATCGGCGAGCGGGTGCCGTACTCGGCAACCACCTTGAACCCCGGCATGTTGCGGATGTCGGATTCAACGTCGGTGTGGGCGACCGCCACATAAGCCGCTTCAACCGCCCGCGTGCCGTAGTCGCTGGAGGGCGACAATGAGCGGGTGATCTTCTGGGCTTTGAGGGCTTTCAGGCTGCGCAGGACCGCCCGCTGCTTGGACAGCGAAATCGGTGTGTTGACGTCGGTGCGTACCGTGCCGTTGGCGTAGTAGACCGACGTTCCGGCCCTGATCACACCATAGTTCAGGGCCTCGATGGTCCTGCCAATATTTTCACCAGCCTGCACGCTGGCGTCGTTGATGACGGGGTCTTCATGCAGGTCTTCGATCTTGTCGGTAACCACGACGACTTGGCCGTACTGGCGAAGCGTGGTGCTTACGTCCTCATAGGAGAACTGCGTTTCGGTCGGGGTGACCCCTTCGAGCAGGGGCGTAGTGGCTGCGGTGAAGATTCTCGGACGACGGAACTTGATCGTATCGCCCTTGTTCTTCGGCATCGGCTTGGTGAGGCCCAAGCGTTCCAAGACCATGACGGGCTTGGCATGTTTAAGCATTTGCCTTTCGGCATAGACGTTTGTGCGGGGTGATATGCCGCCGTCCGCATACTGGGTAATGGGCATGTGAGCGGTCCTTTAGAAACCGCTCAACCCCTCATGCGCTACGATACTTTTTCTCGTCAGGGTCTATGTCTCTGAAAGCGTTCCATATTGCCTGTTCATCACCATCTTGCGGTATGCCGCTCACCGTAGGCCGTGAGCCTGCTGTGTGCGGGGATGCTGATCCAGCGAGTTGAGCCGCGCGCCGTGGATTGAGCCTTTGTTGTGGTGCCGCAGGAGGGGTTGCCCCCGGCTGTGGCGGTTGCGTGTTGGCTTCAACGAAGT